ACATCGCCCTTCTTCTGGCTAAGCGTAGGCCCTGCTCTACTGACTAGTAGGCACACCTTCATTATGAAGCTGCCATCGTCAGATATTTGACGGGGTTTGTGCCGGCATTGAGCAGCGTCCCATCATGCGAGCTGAATATGACGAAGCCGGTCTGATCTGACGCTCGGTAAAGCTCGCCCAGGCGGTAGAGCCTTACGCCCGCCACGTCGCGGATCTTGTAGAGAGAGAAGTCCCCGAAAATGATGGGGAAGGTTCCAGCCCCTATATCCGCCACGTCCTGGTTGACGACCACCGCTCTACCATAGAGCCGGTCAGGTATCCCGGCTTGCATCCCCGACTGCCAGAGGAATTGTCCCTGGTCGTCGGTCAGCTTCCGAACAGCCGCGATGCTGGAATCGTTCATCATCCACACGCTCGAGGTACTCTCGCGGTACATGGGATCAACACTGTGGAAGAGGTCGATGATCTCACCGGCTGTAATAGCCGAGGCCGACGCGGCCGTTTTGCCGCTGATAGATCCCGAGACAATACCGCTGGGCTGTCCTGAGCCAGATCCTGTGGTGAAATGCTCGTTGAGGATGCGAGCCACGCGCTCACCCAGGAGCGATCCGAGGATGGTCCCAAAATTTGTGAAGGAACTGATCATCAGCTCCTCTGAAACCAGAACTAATTTAGACGTATATTTAAAACTTTGGAGGGTCGTCGAACCAAACACTACATCCTGCTCGGAAACCGCCGCATTTTCCGCAAGGATGGCCCCCTTATTAGAGGTGTCGTTCACGGTTGGCCAGGGGAGATCCGCGCCGTCCGATGTGCGGATCGTGGAGCTTACCTGGCGCATGCCGCCATAGGCCAATAGCGCCCGCTCGAGCTCGAAGACGAACCCCTCGGGGATCAGGTAGCCGCCGGCCGCGTCGGTGGTGCTCTGCGCTCTCATCTCGCGGCGCACCATCTCATAGTTTCCACGGTAAAGCTGAGCCTCGAAATAATCCTTTTTAGGATTTACGGCGCACTTGCGGCAGGCCAGCTGGTGGCGTTCTTCCAGGTCCATACCCATCTGGTGTCGGGCCCAGCCCTGTAGCGCCTCGTCTCTTTCTTCTTTACTAGGGGTCGCGTCTCTCACCGCCTCGGGCAGCTCGGCCCGGAAAAGCTCACGCTTCTCACTCTGCTGGCCTAGCTTCTGCTCAAGCTCCTCGGTGCGCTCTGTGATTTCGATGCTTCTGCTCAGGCGATCATAATCGCCGTTGCAAGAGGTCCAGTTAGATTCATCTTCATCACACCATTTGTGCTCAGCGTCGTTCGCCGTGGTCCTGAGCTCCTCGAGTCTTTTGAAGATCTCGAAGCGCTCTTCCTTCATCGCTTTGATGCTCATTGGGTTTTGTCCTTCCCAGCGGCACAAAAAAAGAGCCGCTGAAACTTTTGGGGTTTCAATGCGGCCCTTATGCGAATTGGATCGTTTGGGGTTCGCTACCTGGCGAATTGGATCGCAGGCTGGAGTTGCTAAATTAACTACGCTGAATTATAGCTTTGGGTCAACAGGTGTCAAGAGCCCCTGTGAGCGCCTTAGAAAAGCCCTATTCCTGTAGCTATAACGCCTCAAAGACTCTTTTAAAGGCGCTCAGGAGGGCTTCTCGGCCTCCTCAGAAGCCCCCTCGGGCTCATTCTCGCCTGCAAGCTCATCGATGCGGTCATTTACTCTTTTTTTGAGCTTTTCGCGTTCGTGTTCTTCCTTGGAATCTTTGGCGCCCTGGATGTCGCGGCTTTTTACGGTGCTGGCGTCGTAGGCCGGAAAGGTAACAGGGCCCACATCGAAGAGCTGCACACCTTTAATATTTCGAATCTGGGTGCCCTCCTCCTCTGTCCACTCTTCCTCTGTCACCTTGAAACTAAAAGAGCTCCCGGTCAGGTCGCCCCGGCCGATCATCTCTTTAACGTCTTTTGCAATCGAGGTGTTGCCCAGGTTGATAGAGTAGTGAAGCCCGCGCCCGTCTTCCTCGAGGAGCAGGGTGCCCGCGCTGACGCGCCCGAGCAGCTTGTCAGGTTCGTGATTGAACAGCGCCCTGGCGTCATCACGTTCGGAGATGGCGCGCTGGAAGGCTCCAGGTGCTATACGCTCCCGGGCGCCCTCCCAGAGCCCGAATTCTGTATTGGCCTCGCCGGTATAGAAAACAGCCGCGTAGCCTGAAATATTCCCGTTAAGGTCAGCTCGGATCTCGAGGTCTTCCCCGGCCGGCTGGTAACGTCGTTCAGCTTCCATTATTCTCTCCCATCCAGCGCCTGGCCAGCTCCTCGCTGATGTCGCTGATTATCTGTTGACGGTTGGTGTCCGCGCCCTTGAGCGCGTCTTTCATACTGTAGAAGAACTCCAGCATCAGGCTGGAGCGGTTCCCGGGCACCTCGAGCGCGTCGAGAGCAGGCGTCAGCGCGTCCAGCACGACCGCCCGGCTCTCATCTATAATCCCGCCTGCAAACCACGCATCGAGCTCGGCCGGTTTCTTGGCTACCTTCTCGTGTCTAGTGCACACTCTCTTCGCCATACGCCAGAGAGTATCCTTGAGGATGATCCCGAGGGCCTCCCGGGCGCCCAGGTCTTCGCCCTCCTGGTCAGCCACCGGCGCCGTGGCCGGCCCCATGTTTAAGGGCACCATGAAGGTGGAGCCGCCCTCCCCGGGAATCGGGTTCAAATTCTCGCGGCCTCGGATCTCATCCCTGCTCATCCAGCCGCCCTGAATGGCCAGATTGTAATACGCGCCCCGGGCTGCCATGTTCGCCCTTACCAGCGCGTTACGGTTAAACTCTACAAAGTGGGTGTCCCGCTGTTGCTGGCTGACTGTTAGGAGCTTGGCCCTGCACTCGGTTTCCCAGGTGACCAGCCAGGGATCGAGAGAGCTGTCAAGATACGCCTGGTTCTCGCTTTCGAGGCTGTTGTAACTGGTCCTGGTATTGTCGGCCAGCATGTGCGGAGGAATCCCAAACCAGCTGGCGATGTTCCTTACCTCGAGCATCCGCGTATCATTAAATTCCGCGTCTTTGTTCGAGCTGGCAAAGGGTTTAAGCTGCATTCCCTCCTCGAGTATGGCCACGCGGTGGGCGTTAGAAACCTGTCCATGCATGGCATCCCAGGAGCGCCGCAGGTTCTCCCTGGCGTCATTGTCCAGGTGGCCCGGATGCTCGAGCACAGCCGAGGGTCTCGCGTTGTTCTTGAAGAACACAGCGCCATAGAGCTCGGCCGCCATGCCCAGCCCGATAGACTCACGCGCCAGCTCTACTACTCCCAGCCCGTAAAGCGCCCTTATATGTAAGACGTTCTCGGCGGTGAGCTTTTCTTCTTTGTTGTTGATGACCGTGGTATAGCTTCGGACGTCGCCCTTCCAGATTTCCTGTGTAGCGCTCGGTGATAACGGAATCAGCTCGGTGGCTGTACCGGCCTCGTTCCGCATGATGGCCGCGAAGCCTGAACCATAGAGCAGGGCGTCGGCCGTCAGGGTCGATTTAAACTCGAAAGCGCTCATCGTTTGAGAGGTCTGGTATCTGAGCACCCGGTAAGCAGGATGCGCCGTGGCCTTGTCTTTCCCCTCCCCGTTGCGCCGATACACCACCAGCGGCAGCTTGGCGACGTCCTGGCTGATGATATTTATCGCCCGGTACACCGGCGCGTAGGTCATCGCGGATTGAGGGTTCACATTGATGCCGGAGCTGGTCGATCCGCCGGCTATGTCCAACAGCCAGTCATCTGGCGCCGAGAGAGGCGTCCCGGGGTTTTCAAAACTTCGTTTCTTCCAGAAGCGTTTGAGGGTTTCTAAAATGCCCATATTTCACCTATACAAAAGAGAGCCCGCCGGAGGAGTAAACGCTACGGACAGGCTCGGTTCTAACATTCGAGCGGCCTAGCGCCATAACGAGCGCAACAAGGCCATCTATTTTCTCTTGTGACTTTCGTTTCGAGAGCTTCAGGTTGCCGGCGGCGTCCTGCTCCACCACGACGTGGCCCGCCATCCACCTGAGCACCGGGCATCCGCCATGTGTGAGCTCTTTGCTATATACAATCTTCTCGAGCTCCTTGGTGGGAGCGCTCATCGATGCGAAGCCCTGGCCGAACATCACCACCTCGAACCCATCGCCCTGTAGCTGGGTGGTGATCTGCGCCGCGTTCCAGCGGTCAATGGCGATCTCCTTGATGTTGTATTTCTCATTGAGATCATTGATGTCCTGGCGGATCACGTCGTAATCGATGACGTCGCCCTCGGTCAGCGTGACCAGGCCCTCTTTCGCCCAGGTCAGATAGGGCACGCGGTCGCGCCG